AAAAAATCATTGGTCAATGGCAGAAAAGTCCAGGCCTGCATACTGCAAAAGGACTCGACATCTTAAAGCGACGGATTGATAACGCATACCCAACTGGGATCAATCCAGGCGATGAAGCGATGATTGCAAAAAGAACTCGCGACATCGTCATGGATGAAATTAGAGAGCAAGCGCCAGACTATACAAAAGTTATGAAGCCATACGAGGAGGCCATAAGGCTCGAAAGAGAAATACAGAAAGCCTTATCGTTAAACAAACAAGCCGCTGCAGACACTTCGCTGCGCAAGCTGCAAAGCGTAATGCGCAACAACGTGAACGCCAATTTTGGTGAACGTTTAAACCTGGTTAACAAGCTAGAGGCAGCAGGCGACTATTACCTGTTGCCTCGTTTAGCCGGTCAGTCGCTTAACTCGTTTACACCACGAGGCTTGCAGGGGCTTGGCGCTACTGGTGTTGGTGTAGGAGGGTTGGCAAACCCATCAATACTTGCTGCACTGCCTACAATGTCGCCTCGCTTAGTCGGAGAGGCTTCTGTGGCGGCTGGTGCCGGTATGCGTAATATTGATCCCATTCTTGAGCAAGTAAGATCGCCATTCAATTTCGCGCAAAAGGCATTGATGCCATATTCTTCACAAATACAGGCCGGTGCCATGGGGTCGAGAGTAGCTGGTCAAACAGCAAGGGCTGGCGATGAAGATGAGCTAACGGCAGTTCAGCGAATGATGCTATCCGGTCAATAAAATACACCAAAATTACACCAATCGAGCTATGAGCCCAGTAAAAATGGGCTCTTTCGATTCCGGCCCCGGGCACCACGCCTTCTTACACTTACTTACACTTACCTACATAAAGCCCCATAAATAAAGGGTTTGCGAGCTTTACATTTGTCTTGTAAACCATTTAGATACACTTCTGTACACAATTTTACGTGTTTAATTACGCCAAATTACACCAAAAATTACGCCAGGGGTGAGCATGAAAGGGACGTATACGAAGCGAGGCAATCGACTGCGTGCGGAGATCATGGTGAATGGCCGCCGCAAATCAAAAACATTCGACACCAAGCGCCAAGCGCAGGCCTGGGTGGCGGAAATGGTCACAGCAGGCACCGGGGTCGCGATAGCAACGGGCACGCTTCGCGAGCTCTCCGAGCGATACAAAGGCGAGGTGAGCGAAACAAAGCGAGGAGCACATTGGGAAGTTATTCGTTTAGATATGTACGCGCGGGATTATGCAGATCTGTTTGATCGGAAGCTGACATCGATTCAGCGAGAAGATATCGAGCGTGTAATTAAAGATCGATTGCAGCAAGTCAAACCCAGCACAGTGAATCGAGACCTGAATCTGATCGGCAATGTTTTTAAGTATGGCCGACGCTGGCGAATGATGAGTCACAATCCCATGACCGACATCAAACGACCAAAAGATCCAGAGGCTCGTAATCGTCGCATCTCAGATACAGAGATAGAGCAACTGTTAGTCGCTTTGAATTACTCCGATGATCTGCCGATCACCAGTCAAAGACAAAAAGTCGCGATAGCATTCTTGGTTGCTTTAGAGACAGCAATGCGTCAGGGGGAGCTAGGAAAGGTGAAGTGGTCTGATGTGCATCTTGATGAGCGGTACATTTATTTGCCTCACACAATTACCAAGACCGCGGTATCGCGTAACGTGCCGCTATCAGCCCGGGCAGTAGAGTTGATACAAAGACTCGACCACAACAAAGAAACAATGCTAGGCGTCTCTGCCGGCGTTGTGAGCACAATGTTCAGGAAGGCTGTCGCGGACTGTGGGATCGAAGACCTAACGTTTCACGATAGTCGGCATGAAGCTACAACCAGGCTGGCAGGGAAGCTGCAAGTGTTAGACCTCGCTCGCGTAACCGGGCATCGAGACATTAAGCAACTGATGACCTATTACAACAAAGACGCGCGCGAGCTCGCAGATTTGCTTTAGTTTTTAGCCCAACGCACCACATCGGCTTTAAGCCAGACTGAGCCGGTGCCCCGGGCTTTGGGGAATCCAGGCTGCTTCGCGACTCGTTCTGCAAAATATCGTTTTTTGAAATGTAGATAATCTGCGCACTCTTGTGCATCCCATAACACTTCGTGATCTTTTGGCGCCTTGCTGATTTGATGCGCGATCTTTTCCGCAAGCAGATCGTAATCTATAGCGAGATCCATAGCGCCACCACCATGCTTGTAATGACAGAAGCTATTACAAAGTTTAACAGGCTGCTCTTTTGCGGGAGGTTATCTCCCCATCGTCTTTGCTTAAACATCGTTATCGATCCTTGTTATCGCTTCTTCTTCGCTGAAAGTTTTAAAACCTCTAGCACTCCTAAATTCTTCTTGTTCTGGGCAGTCGCCGGTCTCCAGCTCCATCGCAATCAGTAGCTCTGCGTAGTGAATGATCTTTCTTAGATCGTCCAGGTTGCCGGTGTGTTTGCGCTTCCATCGACACGCATACTTCACGATGCTGCTCTCGGCTGCGCCCAGGCCATTCTTTTGGCAGAAACGAATTGGCTCTATCGCAAAGCCTTTGTAATGATCACCAGAAATTTGGCGGTCGAATGGGTTGCTCATTGTCTTGCTCCTGTTCTTCTAATTCTGTCTCGTCAAAATCGTAGGGTCGCCATTTAGCTCTCACCCAATGATCTGCTGGCTTGCAGAGCCACACTTCTAAGTCAAAACTCTTTTTTCTAACGCACCGCCTGCATAGCGCCGTCTTCTTCTTAATCCAGTGATCGCAACCTGGGCATTTCTTGTAATGCTCTGCCGAATAACTATGGGGCAAGCGCTTCACAGAAGTGCTCACAATCGTTTTTTTTAGTTAGAAAACTTTTAGGCACGGCGTCATGGAAAATCACGCACCAGTTGAAGATCAGGTTCTCGCAATAGCCGCAGGATTGCCTCGGGTACTTAAACTGAATCTTCTCTGCGCTGACTTCTCGTTTAGTCGTTTGACGCTTCATCAACCAAGCCTTCTATGATTGATAAAAGTCGCGACAGCGTTTCTGCAATCTCGTCTTGCTGATTCAAGAAACGATCCATGTCTTCGCCTTCAACTTGTATAAATATTTTGCTCACCCTGTTACCTTCTCGTTCAAAATTGTCCAGGCTTGCGCCGCCGTTTGCGGCACTACTCCGTTCCCCAAGAGCCTAAGTCTGTCCACCCGGTCGGCACACCCATCAACCACTCGACCCAATCTGGGTTCAAATGCCCAGCCTTGATGTCCGTTCCAACCCCCCCAATCGCCGCATTCGGTAGAGCGTCGAACCTCCTGCTCTTTCCATCTTTCCGCGTCAAGGCTGCTTCCGTATAACCGCCTTTCCAATCTCTCGCTGTTGGAGTCGGAAACTGTTCGAGCTCTCCACGCCTTGCCTTCGCCGCTAAACAATTCGATGCTTGACTGTTCCCTGACAGTCGGTACTTCTCTGCGTCTCCTGTCGCTGGAGTCGGAAACGTCTCCTGATGAAAAACCACTGCTGTTAAATTGTTCTGATGATCGTCCCGCATCTTCTTGGTTGCTTTGTTCGCGTCTTGGGTCGTTGGAGTCGGCCAAGTCGGACGCGCCAGATCCTTCAACGCTCTGCCTCGTTTGCCGTCCATTTGTCTCGGGCCACCCTGGCTGTCGCTCGCTGTCGGCGTCGGCCAATTCCTGACTGCTCCCCCCAACGTCGTACCGCGCTTGCCCTTGCCTTTCACTTGGTTGTTGTCTTGCGTTGTCGGCGTCGGCCACTTCAACACCTCGTCGTTCAGATTGGGTGACCAGCCCTGGCTTGTTTTTCTTTTTAATCGCCCCGACTCTGGATCGCTTCCCGCTCGCCAGTCCCGCGCCTGTGGCGTCGGCCAAAGGTTGTGGTTCGCCATCGACTCTAGGGAATGGCGCACTTTGCCCGTTCTCCCCGCTGCGCCACCTTGATTGCTGCCGTATTGGGTCGCGCTTGGCGTGGGCAAGGATATAGACTCGTTTTCGCTGGTGAGGTGCGCCGACTTCAGACGCGCTGAATATTCCCCACGTCGTTTCGTAACCAAGTCCTTCCAAGTCTTCGATGACTTCTCTGAGTCCGAGACTGATGTGTCCCTCGACGTTTTCAAAGAAACATCGAACAGGTCGCATTGTTTTGATATGTTCTCTGATCCAAGGCCAGAGGTGTCTAGGGTCATCTTTTCCTGCGCGCTTTCCTGCTGCTGAAAATGGCTGGCAGGGATAGCCTCCAGTAAGGATGTCAACTCGATCTCGAAACAAGTGTGCTGGGAAGGTTTTAAGATTCGACCAGATAGGTGCTGGAGCCAAGGCGTTCGCTTCCATCTTCGCGACCAAGTTGGCAGCGGCGAAGGCTTCGATCTCCACATAAGCGAGTGCTCTAGCTGCAACCCCGGCAAGCTCAAGTCCTCTTTCGATTCCAGCGTATCCGCTACAAAAGCTGATGACAGATTTAGGTTGTTTGGAACTATCCACACTAACCAACTACCTCCGCATTAAAATTTTCCCGAAACTGATCAACGCCTGGATCGCCGATGGCTTTAACGTCGCGTGCTCGGCTTATCTCTTTCGACGAGTAGCCGCCGAGCCCATTAATGAACTCATGACCAGTCAATTTATTTTTATAGGTGACGTGCTCTTCTGTGCCGTCTTGCACCTCGGCCCACGTCTCTAAAAGCTCAGGGATAAACAGGTGCTTGTCGCAGGCAAGTCGTTGATCCTCGACGCTAATATCTTTCTTATGACGAGCGCATGACCATCTCGCATCGCCATCGATCTCTGCTGTCGCGAAAGCACAGGTGCGGCAGCTCAGTGCGGGCGTCTCATAGCCGTGGCAGAGGAAGCTGTGGTCGCAGAATTTGCACTTGTAGAATGAAGGATCGTTGCTGATGCCTTCGGGCGGACGATCGCTTGTGATGATATGTTCAGCCTTGCGGATTAAAGCCTCCGCAGCAGGCTTGTCGTACTCGACACGCTCGTAATAGAGCGCATCGGTATTCTTGTTCACTGCTTGGTAAAATGCCCAAGGCAGATCCATCAGATGCATATAGACTTGCATCTGCGCGTAGTGCTCTGGCTTTGATTTTTCGACGCCTTTCTTTTGTACGTCTTCGAAACTTTTTGCAGCGTGCGT